AATTTACAAAATCAAAATAATACCAGACAATTTAACTTGGTATTATGTGAATTATTTAATAGTCATGTTCATGGCTCTAATGAAGATAACAAATTGGAACTTGTTGATGGACATTATTTACTTATTGATGTCTTTGACGGGTCATCTGGCACGTTATTAGAAGATGATGATGAATTTTATGAAGATAGCACCGATGACGAAGATGACGAAGATGACGATTATAGTGAAAATAGTAACAATTCAACAAGTATAACCACATTTTCAACTGATTATAATGAGTATTATCATCAAACTCAAAATATAGTTTTATCAAAGCCTCATAAAATTATACGAAACTATAAGAATATTATTGCTAGACCAGACTACATTAAACCAGAAATTGCTGAATGTCTTGTTCTACCATCCCAACATAGCATCGTAATAATTAAAACAATATGGATTAAAATTATTCAGCGTAAATGGAAAACAATTTACGCAGAACAAAAAAACATAATAAAAAGAAGAATGCAATACTCATCATTAAAAACAAGAGAAATTACAGGCAGGTGGCCGGCACATTGCATCCATTTTCCTACAATTCATGGAATGCTAAGCAATTTACTAAAATAAAGTTATTAGCGTTTGCCTTTACCCCGACCTTTACCTCGACCTTTACCATTAGAATTACTCGGACTTTTAGATGCCGGAATAACTTCACTACTATTGGACAATGATTTATCGCCTTCTTTATAAACATATCCGCCTTTAAATGTTCGCCTCTTCCTAGTACTTTTATTCTTAAAATGTCTCTTTTTTGTTCCGTTGCACACAGAACAACCAAATAAATTATATCCAAAAATTTTCACCATTTATATATTATATTTATTTTAATTATTTACCTAATTAAATTTGTTAGTTTATTTTTTAATTTCCTTTAAATCATTTGTTATTTTTTCCATTTCCAAAATAATGCCACGTTGATCAGCCCTTGCATTTTTTAATTGATGTTTTGTCATTTTTTCCTTCTTAATTACTTCATCTAAATATGTCTTAAGTAGCATCATTGCATCATATTGTTGTTGTTTTTCATTAATAGCAACGTCATAATATTCTTTGTATTTTGTTTGAACTCCCTCTAAAAGTTTATTCCCTTTCTTAATATGTTCAATTTCCTTCGCTTCATTTATCAACGTATTTTTTTTATGTTTTATTTCTTCTTCCAATTTTTTAATATAAAAATCGCGTTCACCTAATGATAGTTTTGAGAATTTATTGCTCATTCTTATCTTAATTTGTTATTAAATTTTTAATAAATTATCTAAAAATGTGTTTTTATATTTTATATTTTTATAAATTATAAATTATAAATTATAAAAATATTTATTCAATATTAATTTAAAATCTTTGATATATATTATTTAGGATGTCTAAAGAACCATTACTTGTGCCAGATGATAAGAGATTTGTTATGTTTCCAATTAAATATGATGATATATGGGCTATGTATAAAAAGCAGGTTGATTGCTTTTGGCGAGCCGAAGAAATTGATTTATCGAGAGATTTAAATCATTGGGACACGCTAAATGCAGACGAACAACAATTTATTTCTATGATTTTAGCGTTTTTTGCTTCGGCAGACGGAATTGTTTTAGAAAACTTGGCGCAACGTTTTATGAGTGACGTGCAAGTTTCAGAGGCCAGAGCATTTTATGGTTTCCAGATTGCAATGGAGAATATACATAATGAAACATATAGTCTTTTAATTGAGACTTACATTAAGGACAAGGAACAGAAGCATAAATTATTCAATGCAATTGATAACTTTCCATGCATCAAAAAGAAGTCCGATTGGGCACAGAAGTGGATACATGATAACCGCAGTAGTTTTGCCACCCGTCTGGTTGCATTTGCGTGTATCGAAGGCATCTTCTTTTCCGGAGCATTTTGCAGTATATTTTGGCTCAAGAAACGCGGTCTAATGCCCGGGCTTACATTCAGCAATGAACTCATTTCTAGGGATGAGGCGCTCCATTGCGAATTTGCAATTCTTCTATATTCAAAGTTGGAGAAGAAAGTATCGAAAGCAAAGATACACGAAATAATTAAAGAGTGTGTTGAAATTGAAATCGAATTTATTTGTGATGCATTGCCGTGCCGATTAATTGGTATGAATAGTGACATGATGGGGCAATATATTCAATTTGTAGCCGACCGACTTTGCGTCCAACTGGGCTATCCAAAGATATATAATGCAGCAAACCCTTTTGCATTTATGGAACTGATTAGTATCGAAGGTAAGACTAACTTTTTTGAGCGGGTCGTGTCTGAGTATGCCTTGGCAAATGTTAAAAAAACTGACTCTGACTTTGATTTCACAGATGATTTTTAAAAATAAATTGAATTTATTTAATTATAAGATGTTATAATATATTAATTTAGAAACATATTATACAAGTAATTATAAATGCCAAAAGTAAAAGCTGATTACTCAAACACTATTATTTATAAGTTATGTTGTAATGACCCTTCTATAACTGAAATATATATTGGACATACAACTAATTTTATACAAAGAAAAAATAGACATAAGAGTTGTTTTAATAATAATTTTGATACAAAGGTTTATAATTTTATAAGAAATAATGGTGGATGGGAAAATTGGTCGATGATTCAATTAGAAGAACATAATTGTAAAAACAAAAGAGAGGCAGAAGCAATTGAACACAATTGTATTGAAAATTTTTCTGCTACGTTAAATTTTAATAAACCATATGCTAAGTGTAAGGAAGAGCCTCAAATATATAAACAAAATTGGTATAATGAAAATAAAGAAGAAATATTAGAAAAGGTCAAAATAAATTATGAAGAAAATAAAGATCAAAAACTTGAATATCAAAAACAATATGCCGAAGATAATAAAGACAAAATTAAAGAACAACAAAATAATTATAGAGATAAAAATAAAGAAAAATTAGCTGCAGAAAAGAAAATATATAGAGAACACCATAAAGCTGAAGCAGCACAGGCCGGTAAGGAATGGAGAGAGGCAAATAAAGAACAGATTAAAGCTCAAAAGACCCAGATAATTAATTGTGATTGTGGTCATCCATATACATTTGGAAACAAAATTAGACACCTAAAATCAAATATCCATGCAGAATTTAACAATAAACTTTGCGGAATAGTCAAACTTGTTATTTCGGAAGAAGAGCAAAAAATTATTGATGAAGATAAAAAGAAGAAATTAAGTGAACAACAAAAGGAATATCGTAAGGAAAATGCTGAATATATTAAAGAATGGAAAAAACAACATTATGAAAAAAACAAACAACAAATTTCAGAACAAAATATGAATTATTATTATAAAAATCAAGATAAAATTAAAGAACAAAATAAAAAATATCAAGAAGATAATAAAGAAAAAATACAATTAGCAAATAAAGAAAAATATCAAAAAAATAAAGAGAAAATATTAGAGAGTCAAAAATTAATGACAACATGTGAATGTGGTTCTAATATTAGAAAATCAGGACAGACTGAGCATTCTAAAAGTGCAAAACATCAAAATTATATTTTATCAACTAACAATATATAAAAACTATATAAAAATATTATTATATTTATATTATATAATAATGTTTTTGCAAGGACTAGCTTTATTGTCTTTTGTTTATGTTAGCACTAGTACTACTAGTTATAGCACTAGCACTAGTAGTTGTAATAAATACAAACTAAATCAGAACCGATGTCTAGAAAATAAAGACACTGAAACAGGTGAACAATGTGCTTATCTTTCATGCAATGAATGGCCAGAATATGCATGTGAACCGATGTATGGATGTGAAATAGCAACATATGCATCGTCTATTTGTCAAAAAAATCCTTCATATACATGTCATTATTCTTCAAATTTAGCATCCAATTCGTTTGTTTATACTGAAGAGGCACTTTTGGACCAGGTTACTGAATTGCCTGGGCTCAAAGATGCGTTGTCTTATAACCAATTCAGTGGTTACATTTCGTTGCCTGGTACTCAAAAAAACATCCATTATTGGCTTGTTGAGGCTGAACAGGATGCTGATACAAAGCCACTCGTTTTCTGGACCAATGGTGGACCCGGCTGCTCTGGTCTCATTGGGTTTTTAACAGAGCAAGGTCCGTTTCGACCGACAGCCAATGGTGAAATCCAAATGAATCCTTATGCATGGAACAAGGTCGCCAACATGGTATTTTTAGAGCAGCCAGTAGGCGTCGGATTCTCCTACTCCAATGTAGAGGACGATTACAAGATTGGTGATGACCAGGCGGCCAAGGATAATTTAGCAACAATTTTGGGTCTAATAGAGAAGTTCCCTCATTTTAATCATAGTGACATTTATATTACAAGTGAGTCATATGGCGGCCATTATATGCCAACTTTGGCAAACGAAATTATAAATTATAATGATGCACAAGAATATTCAGCAGAGAAATTAAATTTCAAGGGGTTTGCAGTAGGAAATCCTTATACGGACTATTATTCCGGAGTTGGCGCCGAAATGGAGACATATTGGGGAAAGCAGTTGTTGCCAAAGCCGCTCTGGGATAAATATGTGGCTAATGGTTGCACCACGATTGAGCAACAATTAAATAACTCTGTGTGTAGCACTTTAATCTTGAATTTTATGCGTAAGATTGGCAATTTGAATCCTTATGCTCTGGATTATCCAGTATGCTTGTCTCAACAACAGATGACAATGCGTAACTATCTTAAAGCGGAGCTTTTGGAAAAGGGAGAATCAGGACTATTAAAAACAGATAGTTTTGATATTCCTTATGAGCCATGTGAAGACGAGTATTCTTCAACATATTTGAATAGAGCAGATGTGAAGGCAGCACTTCATGTTCACACGGATATTGAGTGGGAGGAGTGTTCTAGAACTACTAAATATGAACTAAAGGATAAGATGCTGCCAATGGAGAAATATTACAAGATTCTGTTGAATTCAAAGACACATCCGGAACTACGTATTCTTGTATATTCAGGCGATGATGATAGTGTTTGTGGGACAATTGGCACGCAAAGATGGATATATGATTTGGGATTTCCTTTATTAGAAGACTGGACTACATGGTATGTAGATGGACAGACGGCTGGTTATATTAGTAAATTTAAGACGCCTTATTCAAAAGATAGTAGATTTACTTTTATGACAGTGCATGGAGCGGGCCATGAGGTGCCAACATATAAGCCAAAGGAAGCGCTGGATTTATTTGAAAAATATCTTACAAATGCTATGTAAACATTTGAACTTATATAGATTTTCTCATTTTATGCAATAAGCAAAATACTTGTATATATTTATATATATAATTACTTAAATATAATTTATATATGTAATATATATTATGTCAGATACATTAGTGTTACCATTATCATCTAATAATCAAACACAAATTTTAATAAATAAATCAGTTAGAGCACCAAGCAAATTTTGCACACCAACTAAAATTTCTGATAAACTTTCTGTGTTTTTAGGAATTGAAAAGGGAACAGAAATAAGTCGTGTTAATGTTACTCGTGAAATTAATAAATATATTAGATTAAATAATCTTCAAGATAAACAAAATAGAACTATTATTAATCCTGATACTAAAATTTCAATCCTTTTTGGATTAAATAATGAAGATAAATTAACACATTTTAATATCCACAAATATATTGGATATCACCTCATTTACACCTTTTAAGATTTAAATCTATAACATTTAAAGGAAACTATAAATAATACTAAAATAACATTGATTAAATTTTACATTTTATACAAACATTTTTAATAATAATATATTAAATATAAACTAACAAATATTTAATATAAATGCTAACATGCAATATAGAAGGAGGTTTAGGTAACCAATTGTTTCAGATATTCACCACTATTGCAATCAGTTTAAAAACCAATCAATCTTTCTTCTTTCAAAACAAACACCAACTAACAAATGGTACAACAATTCGTTACACATATTGGGATACATTTTTATCCAGTCTAAAACCATTTGTAAAAGACCAAGCAATGCTGCCTAAATTAGACCTATATTTTAAGGAACAATCATTTGCTTATGATGCAACTTTATTAATGAATTTATTAAATAATCAACAAAAGGTAAAAATGTTAGTTGGTTATTTTCAAAGTAGTAAATATTTTGATAATTATAAAGACCAAATATTTAAACTATTAAAAATACCAAATAAACAATTAATTTTAAAGGTGCTAAATGAAGGCAAGATTAATTTTGATGATACAATTTCGATGCATTTTAGATTAGGAGATTATAAAAAACTAGTCCATGTATATCCAATATTAAAAAAAGAATATTATATAAATTCAATTAATTATATTTTAAAACAGAATACAACTAACAAAACAAATAAAACAATATTATATTTCTGCGAAGATGCAGATT